CTCAAAAAGCAATTGCGCAAGGTGAACTAAGGCCGACAGACGAGGTGTATTTATCTCTCGAAGTGACCGATGACAATGACGAAAGCACCTTTGAACATAGGGTGCATGGTGGGGAGCTGATACAAGCTGGTCTTGTTAGCACACTAGATGGTCAGTATGTGCATATTCAAATCATGGGCGAGCCTAATTTCAACATTTTAGCAAGGGGTGAGAAATGACTGACACGACTGACCGTGAAAACCTGGAACTGGCCGCGAAGGCTGCGGGGTATTGGAATTACACGTATAACTGTTACGAAGGTAAGATGTCTTGGAACCCGCTCGACGACAATAACGATTCGTTTCAATTGGCTGCCAGACTGAAACTGCAAGTCGCTTTCGGTACTTTCACTGACTACGAGGCATCAGCCTATGAGTTCGGGAAACCGGCGGTTCATGTAGAAAACACTGACATAGAAGCCGCTGCCAGAGAGGCAATTTTTCTCGCCGCGGTTGAGATTGGGAGGGGTATGAAATGACTGACCGTGAGATTATGCAGCAAGCGCTGGAAGCGCTAGATTACATCTCTCGTCGAGATTACGACGATACGCCATTGCATGACTACGAGCTTGCAAAAATGCGTCCAGCAATGTCAACTTTACGTGAGCGACTAGCGCAGCCAGAGCCTGATCCGCTAATTAACCCCACCACCTGCACCTGGACACACGACGACGACGAAGGAAGCTGGGACGCTGAGTGTGGCGAGCGCTGGTCGATAACGGAAGGAACACCGGAAGAAAACAACTTCCGATTCTGCCCCGGATGCGGTCGCACCGTTAAAACCATTTTCGTGACGCCGCGAAAATGATCAGAGGAATGAAATGACTAAACCCAAACGCAACGACCGCCGCAAAGCCCGTGAAAACAAACGATACCCGACCAGATAATTTTATGAACCACGCAGAACACTTATTGAAAATACAGGAAGCGGCAAAGCGCTTGCCTGATTTACTCGAAACAGGCAGGAAAGAACCGGCGGTGATGCTTCTGGCATCCACCATCATCGCAGCCGAGAAACTGCTTACCGACTTGCTCGACCCCAGCGCAGCGAACGACACCGATATTTGAAATCGTTGCAGCGTGACTATCCGGCGTGTAGAATCGCCGGGTGGCAGCCAATCGTGAAACCCGGTCAGTACAAAACCCCGCACTACTCGCAGTCGGTGCCAGGCCGGATGTTCTCATCTGGCGCCAGCAAGCGGGGTTGTTTCGCGCCTACGATGACCCCAGCCGGGTAGTCCGCGTAGGCCAGCCAGGCATGGCCGATGCCGGTGCTATCGTGGCCGTCACCATCACCACGGACATGGTTGGCAAGACCATCGGCGTAGCAGTTCAGCCCGAATTCAAAACCACTCGCGGCCAGCAAAGCGAAGCGCAGAGAAGCTGGCAACACGCCGTCACTCAACGTGGCGGTATTTACCAGATCGTGCGCAATTCCCAAGACATGATCGACCTTGTGGCGCGAGTACAACGCGGGGACTGGTAGCACTTGCACTGCTTTGTGCATTTGCTATACTGTTTACGTTGTAACTATGGAGCGTCACAATCAGCCGATGTGACGTTGTGCAGTTCAGGACCAGGCCGGTTAGTCCATTCTGGAGCCTGCCAGCAAATTAGAGAAAGGACAAATAGGCTGTAACTACTAAGGAGAGCTGTACCGCCGCCCCGGCGGTTCCGGGGCACCACCAAGGAAAATAATGAATCAATTCGAACTCGTGGACGATGAATCCACATTTTTTGCACCGGTATCTACCAGCGTTTTGGACTCACTGATCGGTCAATACGACGCCACCAAAGCCCGCATCCTGTCGCTGTCCGAAACGGTAACGGGCGAAGTCGCTGAGACCGTTCACTACTTTCTGGAGGCGGCCAAGGTGCGTGACCGACATCACAGCGCGCCATCGGTCAGCGAGCTATTCAACGCACAACGCGCCGTCGCCGCACTCAATTCCGGTTACTGGAGCAAGGCGCTCCAGCTCACCGATGTGCTCGATTACATGCCCCAGGCGCGCCGTGACGAGTGGCACAAAACCATCAGCGAACACAAAGCGCCGGAATTTACCGCCGAGACTGTCCGGGCAACGCTCACGGACTTGCTGAGCAAGCGCAGCCAGTTTCTGGCCGAGCGTGTCGATGGCATTTTTCGCAACCTGTCCGGTGAGCACGTGACTAACGCCCCGGAGGGCTTCGGCAGGCGTATGATCATCGGCTTCGTGCTCAACAGCTACTACAGCACGAACCATGGCCGCGCTGGATACATCAACGACCTGCGCGCGGTGATCGCCAAATTCATGGGACGCGACGAACCGAAGTGGACAGCCACATCGAGCCTGATAGACACCCTGAAACGTAACTGGGGGCAATGGGTAACGGTTGACGGTGGCGCGCTACGGATGCGCTTGTACAAGAAAGGCACCGCGCACCTTGAAGTACACCCAGACATGGCCTGGCGTCTGAATTGTGTGCTCGCCCAGCTTTACCCGCTCGCCATTCCCAGCCAATTCAGGAAGCGCCCGGAGCGCAAGGCCAAGGCCGTGGCCGCGATCATGCGCCCGTTGCCGTTCGCCGTGATCAACCGGTTGTATGAGTTCAAGCGCGACAAATACAACAACAAGTGGTCATTCTGGCGCGCGGAGGTTGACAAACACGTCGAGCAGCAAGCGCGCCAGGTCATCGAGAGCATGGGCGGTGTCCGGGATAATGACTGCTACCACTTCGACTACGACCCCACCGATGTGCTCGATGAGATCATCAACAGCGGATGCGTACCCGACCACAAATCGCACCAGTATTACCCTACCCCACCAAGCCTGGCCAAGATCGCTGTAGAGCTGGCCGAGATCGGCGATACCCACACCGTGCTGGAGCCCAGCGCAGGCCAAGGCGGCCTAGCGGACATTCTGCCCGGTCACACCGTATGCGTGGAGCTGAGCAAGCTGCACTGCAAGGTGCTTCAAGCCAAGGGCAAGACCTGCATCGAAGCTGATTTTCTAGCACACCAGTTTGCCGAGCGCTTCGACCGTATAGTGATGAACCCACCGTTCGACCAAGGCCGGTGGCAGGCGCACTTGGAACGCGCTGCCAGTCTGGTCAAGCCTGGTGGGCGGCTGGTAGCGATCCTGCCATCTGGCGCCAAGAATCGGAGCCTTATTCTGGAACTGCCCGGCATGAACCTGGCCTGGCATGGTCCCTACGATAAGGAATTCCAAGGCACAGGTGTATCCGTGGTCATTCTGGTGGCGCAAAATAATTACAGCCCCATAGGCCAGTGATTACAACGTATAATTACTTCATGACTGATTCTAAACAACGACAGGACGAACTCAGGCAAATCCTTAGCGGATTACCTGAGCCTACGAACATCGCCAGGATGCGCAGGATCGCTGAGATACTGCACATCCGCGAGGGAACGGTGCGCGGCTGGCTTCTCAAAGACCCACACCGGCACATCCCGGCCAGGCAGTTGGGGATGCTCAAGGACGCACTGCGTAAGAAGTCCTGACCAATCTATTCACCCCTGCTTACTGGGCGCGGCTGGGGTGTTTTCATGTGTAGCGCTCGGAGAGGGTTTTATATGGAAATCAGAGCTAGGGAGCAGTGGCGCATCGAGCGCCTGGAAAAAGCCTTTAGGATCGTGTGCTCGATCCTGCACCTCGATGCAGCGCAGATGCACGCGCTGGTCAATTCAACCGATGACCGGAGCGGCAAGCTGGTGGTGGTCTGGAATCATCCGACCACCGACGCGCAAGTCCGTGCCTGGTCTGTCGCATGGGAGCTTTGCGGGGAACATGCCGGCAATGCAATTCACCACGTCCTTGCGTGAGGGCGTATGCATATCCACGACATCATCGAACAATTCCGCGCCGCCATGGCGCAGGCCGGTCTTAAATTCACTGGCGAGATCAAACCGGACGCGCAAAAAATCCAGCGATTCAGCGTAGATGAAGACCGCCGAAGCGCACTCACCGGCTGGTACATTCTCTACACCGATGGCATCCCCGCTGGCGAATTCGGATGCTGGAAGCGCGGCATTCAGTTAACGTGGTGCGCGAAGTCGCCTGCCGAGATCACACCCGCCGAGCGCGAAGCTATCGAGCAGCGCAGGCGCAAAAATGAGGAATACCGCAGGGCAATTCAGGACGAAGCGCACAAAGCCGCCGCCGAGTTGGCAGGTATCATGTGGGACGCTGCCGAGCCCTGCACCACTCACCCGTACCTGACCCGCAAGGGCATTCAGTCGCACGGCCTGCGCACCGCCACGTGGCGCAAGACGACCCCCAACGGCGAGGTAGTCGTTGAGAATGCCTTGCTGGTGCCCGTGCGTGACGGCAGGAAAATTGTCAGTCTGCAAGCGATCCTGCCATCACGTGAGCCTGCCCTAGACCGCGACAAGGATTTTCTGCCCGGTGGCAAAAAGCGCGGCTGTTTCTACCCTATCGGCAAACCCGCCGAGGACGATCAGCAGCCTACTATCTACATCGGCGAAGGGTATGCCACCTGCGCCAGTATCCACGAAGCCACCGGCTGCCCGGCCATCGTGGCGTTCGATGCAGGCAACCTGCCATCAGTCGCCGAGCGCATTCGCGCCAAATTCCCGACCGCCAAGATCGTCATCGCTGCCGACAACGACCGCTGGACTGTACCCACACCCGACAAGCCCAACACAATCGAGAACCCTGGCGTTCACTACGCCACACGCGCCGCGCGTGAAATCGGCGCTGCCTTGGTGATACCGGACTTCAAAAACCTCGACAGCAAGCCGACCGATTTCAACGACCTCCACAATCTGGAGGGCATCGAAGCGGTGCGACAGTTTTTGTCACCCCAGCCAGCGAACGACAACGTACCGGCTGAGCGCCCTGCGACACCCCCCGCCGCCATTGACTGGTTCAGCCCGTTCCCGGACATCAACGGCAAAGGCAAGCCTATTGCGACCATCGAGAACATCGAGGAAGCGCGCCGCCGGTTGGGCGTGGTGGTGCGATACAACGTGATCCGCAAAGACCTCGAATTGCTTATCCCGAACGCATCGTTCAGCATCGACAACAAGGCCAACGCTTCGCTGGCGTGGTTCGAGAGCGCCTGCAACCGCTTCCAGATTCCAGTCGGTTCGTTGCAGGGCTTTCTGGGCTATCTTGGCGATCAAAACCAATACAACCCGGTGGCCGTCTGGATCCAGAGCAAGCCATGGGACGGCACCAGCAGGCTTCGGGATTTTTACAACACCATCCATGCCGATGGCGAGACTCACGACGAGCGCATCCTTGAGCTCAAGATCGCCATGATGCAGCGCTGGATGATCAGCGCAGTCGCTGCCGTATTCCGACCGACCGGCGTATCAGCGCATGGCGTGCTGGTACTCCAGGGCGATCAATATCTGGGCAAGACGAAGTGGTTCAAATCCCTAGCACCGGCTGACTTGGGCGTGATCGCCGATGGCCTGACTCTGCGACCAGACGACAAGGACAGCGTAAAAACCGTGCTTTCTAACTGGATTGTGGAGCTAGGCGAGCTGGATGCAACGTTCCGCAAATCCGACATCGCCCAGCTCAAATCATTCCTGACCCGTGACCGCGACAGCCTGCGCAGGCCGTATGCGAAGCTAGAGAGCGAATACGCCAGGCGGACGGTATTCTTCGCCAGTGTGAACCCTCGCCAGTTCCTGCATGACCCGACCGGCAACCGCAGATATTGGACAATATCGTGTAAATCCATCGACCACGATCATTCGCTGGATATGCAGCAAATCTGGGCTGAAGTCTATGAAGCCCTGTACCTCAAGGGCGAGACGTGGTTTTTATCGCCCGTCGAGATGGCCATGCTCAATGATCATAATAAGACGCATGAGGTGCTAGACCCCATACGTGAGCGCTTGCAAACACGGCTGGATTGGGAGGCGCATGAGTCTATGTGGCGTTGGATGACGGCCACCGACATCATGAACGAGCTGGGCTTCGACCGCCCCACCAGATCGGATGTGACCCAAGCCGGGCAGATCGTGCAGGAACTGAATGGAGGGCAACATAGGCGAAGTAACGGCAAATCTCAGGCCAGGGTGCCGCCTCCAATTTCCCAGCATTTTTGACCAAGCCCGCCGCGAGCGGGCTTTTTTTATGTTATCCTCAGTGCACGATTAACTACACTAAGGAATACCATGTTACCCTCTAAAGCCGTTTTTTTAGCCTGCATTGCTCAAGGAATAGACGAAGTTACAGCAGAAAAAGTCGTCTCATCTTTTCAACGCCTTGCCAATACAAAGCCAACGCACTCAACTGCAATTGAGGCTATGGCAAATCGGATACGCCAGCATTTCGATTTCACCCAACCCTTAAGCAAGCGCATGACAGCAAGTCAGGTATGGGCAGCAATTGATTCAGGACAGGCAACAATGGGCGATCTAACTTTGGTTGGGCATGCACTTCCAAAATGCACCGGAAAACCTGGGTATCGCAGCAATGGTAAGGTAATTCATTTGCTTCCACCCCAGATAGGGCAACCATAGGTTGCACGTTGCACTGAGGTTGATGCACTGATTTTTTCCTTAATAATCATATACTTATACCTAAAGGTAAACCAGTGTATGTATGTAGTAATAAATAAGGGGGGTATAGGGAAAGGGTATAGGTAGAGGTATCAGGAGGGGGGTGGGGGGTAATATAGGCGACCTGATGCACTCGATGCACTGTTGCACTGTCCTGCCCAATCCGGCCTGGTGGAAACAGGGCGCTACAGCGCGCCGAAATGCGCGGACATATCCAGACACCAACACGACCGCGAAAGCCCAGCCACGGGGCTGTATTCAAGCGGTATCGTGTATAATTCAATTCATCGGGATAGGACGGCCATCCGAAAAGCAGCAAAGTCCACTGCCTTCCCGATATTTTCTCGGGCTATCGAAAGGACTTCGATGGATATTCTTAAATCCTCAACTCTGCGAACTCGCCGTTATCGTGAGCGACTCAAGGCTAAAGGCGAACAAAACAAACGCGACTTAGCCAAAGAACGCGAAGCCAAGCGTCACAAATCAGCATTGTCCAAAGGCTTTGCATCATGGGACGAATATCAGGCATTTAAGGCGCAAACAAAAAAGCCGAAGCAATTACCAAAGAAACGAGTAACCGGGCATGATGGTGTTTGCTGGTTATGGGAAAGGCCGGGCTTAAGTGCGGCAGAAAAATTTGCAAAGCGCTATAGTCTCGACCAGCAGTTTGCAGAAAATCAGCGCCTTAGATCAATTGTTCAAAAAACAAAAAAACGCATTGAACTTGGAGTGGCTGTTTGCTGGTTATGGCAAAAGCCAGGTCTTACTGAATTGCAAAGGCATCATGTAAGAAAAAAACTTGATATGGATTATGCTGCAGCCAGTCGCATAAAAAACCAATGTCGCCAGCTATCCGCAGATTTAAGGGCGGCAATAAAAATGAAATCCGGTTCAAGGGCGTCGTTTCGTAATCTTGGATACACAGCGGCTCAGCTAAGACAGCATATTGAACGACAGTTTGTTGATGGAATGACGTGGGATGCATTCAATCAAGGGGATATACACATTGACCACATTATCCCAAAAGCGGCATTTGACCTTAGTGATTTTGAGCAGTGGCGCAAATGCTGGTGCATGAGCAATCTAAGGCCATTGTGGGCAAAAGATAATGTATCCAAAGGCGCAGAGCTAATGTTTTTGGTTTGAGTGTTGTAGGTACCTCCAGAAACCCAGCCGCGCGGGTGACGCGCGACCCCGATCAAAAACTAGTGGGAGCTATTGAAAGTCTGTTTTGGATAGGCACAGGCTATTGCACGGTTTTGGAATATAGAACGCTTCCTATATTCCTATTTGGAATATAGGCAAATCGTTGCCAGAAAACGACAACATATTGCCAAGTTGTACAACGTAATAAACCAGCATACAATGCGACAACCTTGAGTTGTCACTGGAGCCGAAGCCCGTATGCTGATCGAAGACTGGCCGCTGTCAAAAATTAGGCCTTACCCGAACAATCCGCGAGTGCTCAGGAACGCCGCAGAGAAGGTGGCCGAGTCGATCAAGTCATTCGGCTGGCGTCAGCCGATTGTCGTGGACTCTGATGGGGTAATCGTTGCCGGTCACAGCCGACACGCTGCCGCGCAGTTGCTGAAACTCAAGACCGTGCCGGTGCATGTAGCCAAAGACCTGAGCCCCGATCAGGTCAGGGCGCTCAGGATCGCCGACAACAAGACCGCGACATTCGCCGACTGGGACGATGCCAAGCTGGCGGACGAACTCTCGGCGATCATGGAAGGCCTGGGCGACATCACCTCGACCGGTTTCAGCCAGTCCGAATTCGACGCGCTAGAAATGAGCGCGCTGGCCGAGCTGTCCAAGCTGGAGCAGGTCAACAACCCGGCACCAGCACAGGCCGACGAAGAACCCGACGAAGAACCAGCACCAGCTAGTGACGAGCCTGCGCCCAGCCAGGACGAACCGCCGCCGCTGGCCGATATGGTGCCGTTCAACGTGCTCATGACCTTCGAAGCCCGTCAGGTGGTCTATGACGCGGTGGCAGCCGCGAAGAAACAGCACGGACTGGAACAGACCGCAGACGCCATGCTTGTGATTGCGAGGAAGTATCTCGATGCTTGAAACGTTTCCGTGGACTGGTGGACCGGTATTCAGCTCGGCCACTGCATCGGTTATTGCAGCGCACAATCCCGCCTGGGATGCGCTTTACCGATTCGGCAAGCCTGGCGCGGTATTCGGGTTTGTCGTGGACGGCGAGAACGCCACCCTGCGGCACCGTGGCAGGGCGCACAGCATCGGCAGCGGATGTTACTTCGTGATCCAGTCGGGCGCTGGCGATCTGACCAACCCGGGCGGTCGGATTCTGTTGATCTACCAGCCTGGAGGCGATTTCCCGTTCATGACCGGTGGACCGGTCGAGAGCCAGGGGCGGCTCAAGTACATCAACGGCTGCACCGACAGCGTACTGATCCAGCCGTGGCGTAAGGGCGAGGCCTGCCTGAATCACCTGCACATCCCGCCTGGTGTCGAGCAGATCATGCACACGCACCCGAGCGACCGCATCGGTGTGGTGCACCGTGGCCGGGGGCAGTGTGTGACCCCGGACGGAGTAACGGAACTGGCGCCCGGCGTACTCTGGCGGATTCCGGCCAACGCGCCGCACCGTTTCAGGACGACCGACAAGCACCTGGACGTGATCGCCTGGCACCCGGACAGCGATGTCGGACCTACAGACGAGAGCCACCCGATGATCGGCAGGACGTTTGTGGATGGTGTCCGCGCATCCGAAATTGAAACGATCAGGACGCTCTGATGGCTAAGCTATTTCGCCGCAAGATTCTTCGTGCCAACGTGTTCGACAAAGCGCTTGAGCGCATGAATCTGCTGTTCGACCGCTTCGACAAGGTGTGCGTGTCGTTTTCCGGTGGCAAGGATTCCACCGTATGCCTGAATCTGGCGCTGATGGTTGCCAGTGAACGTGGACGGCTACCGCTGGACGTGTACACGTTCGATGAGGAAGCGATTCACCCGGAAACCGTCGAATACCTGCACCGGGTAGCAGCGCGCCCGGATATTCGCTTCCGCTGGTACTGCATCCCGGTTCAGCACAGGAACGCATGCAGCCGAAAATCGCCCTACTGGTATCCATGGAACCCGGCAGAGCGTGGCATCTGGGTGCGCGAACTGCCAAAGACCGCGATCACGAAGCTGCCCGGTTTCAGCCTGGGCATGTCGATGCCCGACTGCGCACCGCTGGTGTATGGGGCAGAGCACGGCATGGTGGCCGATGTTCGCGGTATCCGGGCACAGGAAAGCCTGCGACGGCTGCGCATGGTGTCGATGAAGATTGAGGATAACTGGATCACGTCGCCGAGAAACGGGCATAACTGCGCGGCCAGCCCGATCTACGACTGGACGACCGAGGATGTCTGGCTGGCGCCCAAGCTGTTCGGCTGGGACTACAACCGGACGTATGACGTATTCGACAAAGCTGGCGTGTCGCACAGCGCCCAGCGCGTGTGCCCACCCTACGGCGAGGAACCGCTCGGCGGGTTGCATCAGTACGCGCAGTGCTGGCCGCATCTCTGGCACAAGATGATTGCGCGCGTGCCCGGCGCTGCAACCGCTGCCCGGTACGCCAAGACCGAGCTGTACGGCTACGGAACCATCGAACTGCCGGAAGGCAAGACCTGGCGGACGTGGTTCGATGATCTGGTGGCGCTCTGGCCGAAAACCGAGCAGGGCGAGATTCGCGCCAACGTTGCCGAACTGATTGACCTGCACAATCGCAAGACGCTGGGCAGAGACATCCCCGCCGAGGAAGCCGACCCGGTAAGCGGGGCAAGCTGGCAGTTTTTCTGCATTCTGGCGCTTAGGGGCGACCTGAAAGGCAGGCGCAGCGGGAATATGCAGATCAAGGGCGATCTGACCCGCAAGAAAACCGGGCAGACGCTTGAGCAGGCACTCGCGGAGGTAGGCCGGTGAGCACCGAAAATCAGCCAGTCAGCCGTGTCCGCTGGATCGCTCGGGGGAAACTGAGGGCGAATAATTACAACCCGAACGCGGTAGCGCCGCCTGAGCTCGACCTGCTGAGAACCAGCATTATCGAGGACGGCTGGACTTCCCCTATCTGCATCCTGCCCGACAACACCATCGTGGACGGGTTTCACCGCTGGACGGTCAGCGCTACGCCTGCCATCCGCGCCATGACTGGCGGCATGGTGCCGGTAGTGACGATTCAGGCCGACCCGGTGCATCGCATGATGAGCACGATACGGCACAATCGCGCCAGGGGTACGCATGCTGTCCTGAAAATGGCTGAGATCGTGCGCGGCATGGTCAAAGCCGGAATGAATAGCGCCGAGATATGCCGCAGGCTGGGCATGGAAGATGAAGAGCTGGAGCGCCTGTTGGATCGTTCCGGTATGACGGTGCGCGGTTCGGCGCGCGCATCGGGTTTCGGCAGGGCGTGGGTGCCAGGCCGCGAAGGATGATATGGAAATTGTCACACTGCGCGAATTTGCTCGCCGTGTGGGCGTAAGCCTCACGGCAGTACAAAAAGGAGTTCAAAACGGCAGAATTTATGCCGACAAAGACCCCAAAACAGGGCGCATCAGTGGCATTGATTACGATACTCAGGCGGAGGCCTGGGTGGCCAACGCAATGCACCCGCAGAAACGCCCGCATAACATCGCTGGCGGTAGGCCGCGAGAAGACGGCAGGCCACCGGCAGCGCCAGAAAATCGCACCCAACTCAGGCAGCCAGACGACTCGCCGTCGCCACGGTCAGGCATGCCGCTGGCCGAGATTCAGCGCGCGCGTGAGTTGGTGAAACTCCAGCTCGATAACGTCAAGCTGAAAGAGGCCCAAGGTGACCTGGTTGCTGCAACCGATGTCGAAAAGCAGGGCAGGCAGCTTGCATCGGTGATTATCAGCTCGATGTACAACATCCCCGACCGGATTAGTGACGAACTGGCGGGAATGAGCGAACCGCACGACATCCACCGGCTGCTACTCGAGGAAATAGACCGGGCGGTTCAAGAATTACGGAAAACGTATGCTTGACACTAGGAACCCGTTAATCCGTGGGTTTTTCGAGGTGTTCAACGTGCCCACCCGGCGCACGGTGACGCAGTGGGCAGACGACAAGCGGATGCTACCCAGCAAGGGTGCGGCAGAGCCGGGTAAGTACCGAAGCGCCCGGACGCCCTACATGCGCGAACCGATGGACTGCCTGAGTACGAGCAGCCCCATCGAGGAAGTCGTGCTGATGGCCGCAGCCCAGACCGGAAAATCGGAATCTGGGAATAACTGGGTTGGGTATGTGATCGACGAGGCACCAGGTCCGATGCTGCTGGTGCAGCCGACCGTGGACAACGCCAAGCGCTACTCCAAGCAGCGTATCAGCCCGATGATTCTGGAAACACCGAGCCTGCGCGACAAGGTGCCCCAGAATCGCAGCCGGGATGGCGGTAACAACATGCTTGAGAAGGAATTTCCTGGCGGGATCCTGCTCATGGGCGGGGCGAACTCAGCCGCTGGCCTGCGCTCGATGCCGATTAGGTATCTTTTCGCTGACGAGATCAGCAACTGGCCGCTCGATGTTGACGGCGAAGGCGACCCGCTTGGGCTGGCAGAGGAACGGACGAATACGTTCGGGCGCAAGCGCAAGATATTCAAGACCAGCACACCGGGCGTGAAGGATATATGCCGGATCGAGGCCGAATACCTGAAAACCGACCAGCGCCGGTATTTCGTGCCGTGTCCGCATTGCTCGCACATGCACACGCTGCAATGGAAGAACTTCGTCATACCGAAAGACGAGGAAGGTAGGCACCAATTCCGCAAGGCATACATGACGTGCCCGGAATGTGGCGGTGTGATCGAGGAACGGCACAAGACCGACATGCTCAACGGTGGGGAGTGGGTGCCCACTTGCGCGGAAAAGGCAGACCCGGCAAGGCGCGGCTATCACATCAGCGCGCTGTACTCGCCAGTCGGCTGGAAATCGTGGGCAAAGATCGCGCGCCAGTGGGTAGAAGCTCAGGGCAGCCCGAAAAAGCTGCAAGCGTTCGTCAACAACGTGCTGGCCGAGACATGGGAGGAAGCCTACAGCTCGAAACTCGACGCGGACAGCCTATCGAAGCGAGCCGAGCCGTTTGACCTGCTGACCGCACCGGCGGGTGGGCTAGTATTGACGGCTGGCGTGGACGTTCAAGAGAACCGCATCGAGATCCAGACAGTCGCTTGGGGCATTTCCGAAGAAGCCTGGATCGTGAACTATGCCGTGATTTTCGGCGACCCGTCCCGCTTTGAAATATGGCAACAGGTGCTCGATGTCATCAATACGCCGATACGCCACGCATCGGGCGCGGACATGCACGTCTATGCTGCCGTGGTGGACTCAGGCGACGGTAACAAGACCAACGAGGTCTATAGTTTCACGCGCCAGCATAGAAACCGCCACATCCTGGCTGGCAAGGGTATGTCTGGCAGCAGGCCGCCGATAGGCGCACCGACGAAGCAGGACATCAACATACGCGGGCAGAAAATCAAGAGCGGGGCGCATCTCTACCCGATTGGCGTGGATAGCATCAAGTCCACGATCTACGGCAGGCTGAAACGCCCCGAGGAAACTGGCGCGGGGGTGTTTCATTTCCCGCTGGGCTTGCCAGAGGAATACTTCGATCAGCTCACATCGGAAAAACAGGCGACAAAATTTGTCAACGGAATGCCGAAGCGATTCTGGACGAAGAAGGACAGCGACCGAAACGAGGCATTGGATACCCTTGTTTACGCTTATGCGGCACTGCATTATTGTTATTCGAGACACAATCGCTCAAGTTTTTGGCAGCAAATGTTGTCAAGACTGGAAAAAAAAGCCGAAATAGTACAGAATAATGCGCTGGAAGCGCCCGCCGCACCAGAAATACCGGTTGCGCCGGGTAAAATCTCGCTCAACGGATGGAGGCGCGGATGAGTCGCAGGGATTATGCTCAAGAATTTGCCTGTCTTGCCAAAGAAGTCGCTGGAATAGGTCAAGATCAGGCGCAAAGGTTCGAAAAGGCGCTGCGCGAGCGGTTTGGAGGTGAAACTGCCCGAATTTTTCCCAGGCCTGCACTCACACTAGATCGTATCAACGCAGAATTACGAAACCGCAAGCCTGTTGCTGTGATTGCCGCTGAATCTGGCGTAAGCAGGGCAACAATTTACCGCTATTTGAAGCCGAAAAAGTCGCAGAGTGACGCGCCCTGAGACGCAACAAAGACTAGAATCTGAAAATCATGCCCGGAATAACACTCGCCCAAGCCCAAACGCAGCTCGACGCCTATCTGGCGGCAGAAACAGCCGTTTTAGCCGGTCAAAAATACGAAATTGCAGGCCGTGTGCTGCAACGCGCCGATCTTGCGCAGATTCAGGCCGGTATAGAACTATGGAACCAGCGTGTAGAAGCGCTGGCAGCGCGAGCCAGTGGCAGCCGCCGCGCTATCGTTGCGCGACCGGGCTGGTAGCATGAAAAAACAGCTAAAGCAGAGCATTATTGAGCGAGCTATCGCTCAGATTTCACCCCAATGGGCATTAAAACGTCACCAGGCGCGTACAGCGATGGCGCTCACTGGCGGATACTCAGGCGCTGGATACCATGAGCGCATGACGTACTGGCAGCCCGGTACTGGCGACAGTGACTGGGACACGATCCGCGACCTGAAAGAGCTCAGGGCTCGCAGCCGTGATCTGGTGCGTAACTCGCCGATTGCATCGGGCGCTATCGAGACGCAGGTCACTCACGTAGTCGGCTCCGGTCTATCCCTCCAGTCCAGGATAGACGCTGAACGCTTGGGCATGGAAGACGAGGAAGCCAGCGAATGGCAAAGTAATACCGAGCGCCTGTTTACCATGTGGGCAGAGTCCGAGTTTGCGGACGCATTTGACCAGCAGAATTTCTACGAGCTGCAAGACTTGGCATTTCGCAGCCGACTAGAGTCTGGCGATAGTTTTGTCGTTTTGGCTGGCGTGAATCGCCCGGACTGGCCGTTTACTATCGCATTGCAGATCATCGAAGCGGATCGCATATCCAACCCTAATTTGGCGGGTGACACCGACCAGATGACCGCCGGAATTGAGAAGAACGCAAGCGGCCAGCCTATTGCTGTTCACATCGCCGACCGTCACCCAGGCCGAGGCATTCCGACGAGCAAAATGAAGTGGCAGCGAATTGCCATTTACGGCAACAGTGGCCGCAGAAACGTCATTCACCTGATGCGCAAGCTGCGCCCAGGCCAGACCCGTGGTGTGCCAGAACTGGCGCCGATTATCGAGCAGCTCAAGCAGCTATCCCGCTACAGCGAGGCCGAAGTCGATGCAGCCGTCAATAGCGCCGTGTTCGCGCTGTTTGCCAAGATGGACCCAGATACGTTCACGGACGTATTCGATGATACTGCTCAGCAAGCAGTGCTCGACTCAGCAAAGCGCTGGGACGGCACGATCAAAAGCGGGGCTGTAGTAAACCTGCTGCCCGGCGAGAGCATCGAAAGCCCGGTGCAGAATAGGCCGAATCCGAACTTCGATCCGTTCGTGAGCGCCGTAATGCGCCAGATCGGCATCGGTTTGAACATTCCTTATGAAGTGCTGAGCAAGCATTTCCAGAGCAGCTACAGCGCAGCCAGAGCAGCCTTGCTTGATGCCTGGCGCACGTTCCGCGTTCGCCGCGAATGGCTTGCCGCCAAGCTATGCCAGCCGGTGTATGAAGAATGGCTGGCTGATGCTGTTGCGACCGGTCTGGTTGCAGCGCCTGGCTTTTTCGCCGACCCGATGATCCGTAAGGCATGGTCAGGCGCGAAGTGGAACGGCGACGGTCCAGGCTCGATTGACCCAGAGAAGGAAGCCAGAGCAGCGCGCGAGCGCATGGATATTGGCCTGACTACGCTGGCCGAGGAAATCGTGGCCTACGATGGCGGCGACTGGGAAACGAAACATCGCCAGCAGGTTGAGGAAAAAGAAGCGCGCATCGAAGGTGGGCTAATTGCGCCTGTGACCATGCCGCTACCGGGTGCAGCCGCACCGATCATGACGCAATACGACAACGATACTAACGAAAGCTCAGATAGCGAGGATTGATATGTCTAATTTCATTCAAACTGGCCTTCCCGACAAATTCCCAGTCAGGATATTTGAAACCGGCGTCAACGCTGTGTCAGCCGGTACACCTGGCGGTGGCTGGGTTTCCGGCAACCCGGCAAGTTTGGCGGCGTCGGCTAGTGTCACTTGTATATTCGACTTAGGGCAAGACTGGCACCAGTTTGTAGCGGTAGCCATTGGCATATTGTCGTCTGGTACTTCCACCGGCTTTAATGCTGTTCGTGTATCGAGCTCAGACACATCAACAATCAATCCGGCGCGCAGACTCAAAGATATATCGCAAGCGGGTATCAACCCACTTAATGCAACGGTAACAACCTCCGAGGGCGCGCATCAAGTCAATGTTAGGCCGGTGGGGCGCTATTTGTTTGTTGCTTTAACTAACGCTGATGCGACAAACGCACAAGATGCGAACGCTCGGGTTACTATTGCGGCTTATCCCTCTTGATGAAAGTCGCGCTTGCGTGTGGTTTTGAAACACTTCACCGCCTAGAATCTAACCTATGACACTTGTTGACTTTCTAACCGCGCCCTGGGCTATCTTGCCTGATCGACTGCTTGAAATACAGGCGATCTATTCCACTCATTTGCGCGGCGAAAAGATAGACATCGCAGCCATCGAAGCGCGCCTAGGCCGGCCACTAGCCAACGATCAGCAAGAATACACGGTGCGCGACGGTGGGGTAGCTGTCCTGCCCATTTCTGGCGTCATTTCGAACAAAGCCAATATGTTCACCCGCATATCGGACGGCGCATCAGCGCAGTTGTTGACGCAACAGCTTGCGAGCATGCGCGCTGATCCGCGCGTGAAGTCTGTCGTTCTCGATTTCGACACCCCTGGCGGTTCGGTGTTCGGCATTCCGGCCATGGCCTCAGAGATACGCGCCTTAGCCAGCGAGAAGCCTACCGTAAGCGTTAGCACTGGCATGATGGCATCAGCCGGGTACTGGACTGGAAGCGCAGCGAATGCCGTGTACCTGTCTGGTGAGACCGATTACATGGGCTCGATTGGTGTAGTCGCTACGCACAATTATCAGCCGAGAGACAAGTCAGTCACCACCGAGATTACGGCAGGCCGGTACAAGCGGATTGCCACCGACAACGAGCCGCTGAGCGATGAAGGCCGAGCCTACCTGCAAGGCCAGGTTGATCAGATTTATTCGGCCTTTGTCGATGCTGTAGCCACCAATCGCCGCGTGAAACCAGATCAGGTTCTGGAGCGCATGGCCGATGGTCGCATCTTCATTGGCCAACAAGCCATCGACGCCGGTCTGGCCGATGGTTTTGCAACCGTTGAAACGATGGTCGAACGCCTAGCGTCCGACCCGACGAAGTACGCGAGCCGCCGCAAGGCTGTATTCGCGCTGGGAGGGATTACTGAATCAGCCGGTGCTGCTGATGACGAAACCCGCCCAACAATTGTTGACGAGCCGGTGCTGCCCGTCGAATCCGAAACCACACCGAAAGGAAAAGCAATGAACCCTCAAGAGCTAGCCGCAAAATTCGCGGCAGAAAGCCCCGAGGCTTATGCGCTGATCCGTGCCGAAGGAGCCGACGCTGAGCGCGCCCGCATCCAGGCGGTACGCGAGCAGGCCATGCCTGGGCATGAGAAGTTGATCGACGCACTGGCGTTTGACGGTCGCACTACTGCGCCCGAAGCCGCTGTGCAGGTACTGGCCGCCGAAAAAGCGCGCCTGGGCGCATTCGCTTCTACACGAACCAACGACGCACCCCCGCCCGTTGCTCATGCAGCAGCGCCTGAATCCGAAGACAAGCCCGTGAGCAATATCGGCAACAACGGCATAATCGGACCTGGTGTCGATTCAGCAGCGCTCGATGCAGCCGCAAGAAATTATCAGTCTAACCATCCCGGCACGTCCTACCTGGACGCCGTTAAAGCCGTTCAGAAAGGAGCCTAATCATGGCAGCTTCGAGTACCAATACCCTAGTCCTGAGCATTGTGGCATCTGCCGCTATTACTCAGTTTCGAGCGGTGAACGCAGCAGGCGCAGTGCCAGCAGCAGCAGCTCACTCTATCGGTCCCGCCATGAATGGCGCGGCCTCTGGCGATGCTGTTCCTGTTGTTGCGCTGGGCACGGCCATCGGTGAAGCCGGTGCAGCCATTACTGCCGGTGCATTGCTGGAAACCAACGCCAGCGGCCAGTACATCACCCGCTCAGCCGGTGCAATTGTTGGCCGTGCGCTGACTGCCGCAGGTGCAGCCGGTGACCAGATCGAATTTTTGATTATCCCGAACTAATTTTAGGAGCAAAACATGCCTCAACTCACTCTAGCTCAGGCACGGGTAATCAATCCTGTCCTTACTTCCATCGCTCAGGGCGTCAGTCAGAATACCTTGGTCGGTTCGGTTCTTTTCCCGGTGGTTAATGTTGGCCAGCGCGCTGGTAACATCATCACCTTCGGTCGCGAAGACTTCATGCAGTATTCTGGCCTCGTTCGCGCCCCTGGTGGTGCCACCAAACGAGTGCAGGTCGGCTACGGCAGCAGCCCTTTTTCGCTGATCGACTACTCGCTTGAGGGTTCTCTGCCTATTGAAAACTTGCAGGAAGCCGAAGCCAGTGCCAACGGTTTCAGTATTGACATGGCAACCGTGACGCTGAGAAAGACCATCGGCATCATGAATTTGCGCCTTGAGATCGCTCAGGCCACCCTGGCTACCACGCTGGCGAACTATCCTGCCAACAACCGCGTTACGCTGTCCGGTACTGCGCAGTGGTCGGATTATTCTGGCGTTTCTAACCCAGCCGGTGTTGTTGAAACAGCTAAAGAGCAGATTCGCGCCAGCACTGGCAAACGCCCGAACGTCATGGTTCTCGGTCCTGTTGTATTTGCTCGCTTGCGCCAGCACCCGCAGATTCGTGATTACATCAAGTACTCCAACCGTGAAGTAGCCACCGCTGCCATTCTGGCCGAGTTCTTTGGTGTCAGCCAGGTTATCGTTGCTGATGGTGTCCAGGCGACTGATGCCGGTGTGCTATCTGATGTCTGGGGCAAGCACGCCATTCTGGCCCACACCGAGAGCGATACGCTAGCCAACATGGGAGCACCCACCTTCGGTTACACGTATAACCTAGGTGGCTATCCGTTGGTGGAAGAACCTTACTATGACCGCAACCACAAAACTTGGTACTTCCCGATTACTCGCGCGGAAGCCCCGGTTATTGCTGGTTCCAGCGCTGGTTACTTCATCCAGAACGCGGTGGCATAATGAAGGTCGTGATCATTTCCCAAGTCGAGCACGACGCCAAACTCTTGGAGGTTGGCGCCGAGGTCGATCTTCCGAAAGAAGTAGCCGACGCTCTTATCGAGTCCGGTGCAGCCGAAGCCAAGCAAGACAAGGCCAAGGCAAAGGCTTCTACGGAGGAATGATCCATGCCGTTCGCCGAGGTAATTTCCACGTTCTTCAATGCTGATGAGTTTGCCAGCCAGGCAACGTGGGGAGCGTTCACGGCGAACGTCATACTGGATACGCCCACTGAGGATGTTCTTGGTGGGCGTGCCCAATCCATCGAATACGAAGCGATGTTACCTTCCGCTCAGTTTCCGGGCATCAAGCGCGGGGACACTGTTGTAATTGCTTCGACCACATACGCCGTGCGCGAGGTAAAGCTACTCGATGACGGTGCCATTAAATCGCTCTCGCTGTCCAAGTCATGAGCAAGCGCGAGCAAATAGTTTCAGCCATTGTTACCGCCCTAGCGGGAACGACTGGCGTAGGTACTCGGATATTCCGAAGCCGTGAAGACGCACTGGAGCGCGACGAAGCGCCTGCTCTGGTGATCCGGCCTGAATCCGACGAACCGCAGACCGACATCGTCGGGATCACGGAAAAGAAACTGACCGTAACGGTGGGCATCTACACCAGGGGCGCAATACCCGATCAATTGGCGGATGCGACCGCAGACTCGGTACACAGTAAAATCATGGCTTCGCCAACCCTTGGTGGCCTGGCGATTGATATTGAAGAAGGCGCAGCCAGTTGGGATTTTGACGAAGCCGATCTTACGGCTGGCTGGCTGACCATGCGCTATATTGTCTGGTACAGGCATCAACGCGGGAACCTAGCACTATGAACACTAAGACAGATCAAAACATGGGTCAGGGCGGCAGTTATGTCACTGACCCAAAAACGGGAATGCTGAAACTCTTGGAGCGCACCGAAGACGCGCTCCGCGATACTGCGCCCGAGCCGGTTAATTCAGACAGCGAGGCCGCAAAGGCCGATAAGGAGTAATAAATGCCATTGTTAGCACGCAAGCGAGTATTGCTCGCAAGAATTGAAACCACCTACGGCACCGACCCGAACCCTACTGGTGCGGCAGACGCTATCCTAGTTCGCAATATGAGCGTCACCCCCCAGGAAGCCGATCTGGTGGATCGCGACCTGGTAAGACCCTACATCGGACGCTCTGAGCAGCTACCCGCTGGCATTCGCGCCATGGTGGACTTCGAAGTCGAGATCGCTGGCGTAGCCACGGCAGGCCAAGCGCCTAGCTGGGGTTCGCTGATGCGCGCTTGCGCATTCTCACAGACGCTAACCGCTGCCGCTGTTGTTGGCACCGCGCAGGCAGGAAGCACGGCCACGACAATCGTGCTGGCTACTGGCGCATCTGCGGTCGATGGTTTCTACAACGGCATGCCGGTGCGTATCACTACCGGCACCGGTAACGACCAGAGCCGCATTATCATCGGCTATGCTGGCTCGACCCGCACCGCCACGGTTGCAACATCCTGGACAACGAACCCGGACGCAACGAGCCAGTACAGCATCGACCCGAACGCCGTTTATCGCCCGGTAAGCGGCAGCTTCGAATCCGTGACGATCTATTTCAACGTCGATGGCGTGCTGCACCGCCTTACCGGCTGCCGTGGCAGTGTTCAAGCCACACTGACCGTTAAGCAGATTCCGGTGCTGAAATTCAGCTTTACCGGCATTTATAACGCCGTGACTGATACCGCAGCGCCCGCGCCTACCTACACCGCATTCCAGACGCCCGTGCCGGTAACGAACACGAACACCACGGCATTCCGTTTGCACGGTACGGCAGCAGTGCTGTCAGAGCTTTCAATTGATGCCCAGGTAAGCACTATTCACCGTACGCTGGTGAACGGCGCAGAATCCGTGCTGGTCACAGACCGCGAGCCTCAAGGCCAGGTCACTATCGAAGCCGAGACCGTTGCATTCCGCAACTGGTGGACGCTCACCCAGAACGCAACGCTTGGCGCGATGCAGATTATCCACGGCACCGCAACATCCGGCCAGCGTGTCGTTTTAAGCTCGCCGCGTGTGCAGCTCACGAAACCAGCCTATAATGAGCAGGACGGTATCCAGATGTTGCAGATGGGTCTGCAATTCGTGCCTAGCACAGTCGGCAACGACGAGCTGGCGATAGCCGTTTACTAAGGACTATTCGATGGCGCTTAAAATTGCTCAGTCGGCCACCTTCCGGTGGCCTGTCAAGATCATGATTCCGGTCGATGGTGGCCGTCACGATTCGCACACGTTCGATGTCGAGTTTGCTCGCAAGAGCACCAGCGATGTCGAGCTGATGGTGGCGAAGATTGCAACCGGCGAGCTGACCGAATTCGACGCTTTCCGCGATCTGGTCAAGGGCTGGTCTGGTGTGGTTGATGACAAAGGCGAAATACCGTTCAGCGAGTCCGCGCTCAAGATGGTGCTGGACATACCCACAGCCGGAATTGCGATCCTGAACGCCTACAAGGAAGCCACCGGCGAGGTAGCGCGAAGAAAAAACTGACGGATGCCGTTGCGCACCTGTTCCGCAGCGGCAGTACGTCAGAGCTAGAGCAGGATTTTGCAACACTGGGGGCGCCGCCGCCTGAATTTATACAAGCAGTCGAGGATGCGGAAATGTTTGAAGTCTGGCCGGATAACGTTGAAATGCTAAACCTGTTCATGCGTATTCAGACGCAGTGGCGGTCGGGCGTCAACGGCATCACCGGCCTGGACTACGCTGGCGTACAGGCGGCTATTGCCATGCTGGCATTAACGCTGCCCAAAGGCTGGTTTGACGACCTGCAAGCGATGGAAACCGCAGCGCTACGCATAATGGCAGAAGGGCGCGAGAATGGCGCTTAATGTCGGCGCGGCCTTCAAGATCAGCGCTTCGGTCGATGGGCAGGCACAGCTCGACCGGCTGAATACCTCCCTCCAGAATGTCGGCAAGAACGGCGATGTCAGCGCCGGGCAGATCAAGTCGGCCATGCGCTCACTGCCGGCGCAGTTTACCGACATAGCCACACAGCTTGCTGGTGGTCAGTCGCCGTTCATGATCCTGTTGCAGCAGGGCGGTCAGATCAAAGACCAGTTCGGTGGCGTCGGCAACGCCCTGCGCGGCATCGGTTCGCTGATAACACCCGCAGCCGTTGCCTTCGGTGGCCTGGCGGCAGCAGTCGGGGCATTTTCATTTGCGGCAATTCAAGGCTATCAGGAAAGCATTGCGCTCCAGCGCGCTATAGCCCTGACCGGCAACTACGCTGGGATTACTGCCGATCAATTCGACAGCGCAGCAAAACGCATTCAAGCCGCGAGTGGTTCGACTATAGGCGCGGCCAGAGAGCTCATGATGTCGGCGGTTGGTTCGGGGCAATTCGGGCCACAATCCATTGACGCCGTGACGAACGCTATGGCGCGGCTCCAAAAGCTAAGTGGGCAGTCGTCAGAGGAAATCTTGAAGGTATTCAGCGGCATGTCGAGAGGCGTGGCGAATTGGGCAGCCGAAGCTAACAAGAGCTACAACTTCCTCGATGCTGCGCAGTACCGTTACCTGCGAAGCCTAGAAGATCAAGGCCAGAAAGAAATGGCTATGGCCGAAGCTGCCAGGATGCTCGATGCAGCCTTGCAGCAGCGCACGGTTCAGCTCGGTTACATTGAAACCGCTTGGAACAAAGTAAAAGTAGCCGCTTCCAGCGCTTGGAACTCGATGATGGGTCTGGGGCGCGATGAAACGCCACAGCAGAAAATGGCAGCGCTCCAGGAAGAACTGGCGCGTGTCGAAGCATCCGCTGAGCGCGCGAAGCGAAACCCGCAAGACCACCTACGCAATTCATTCTACACCAAGACAATCCAGAATCTGAAAGACCAGATCGACAACTTAAACGAAGTCGTGCGCCTGGAAAACCGCTCGGTATCAATGGCATCTACCCGAGCTGCCGAAAACCGCAAAGCCGTCGAGGCCGAGAAAAAAGCAGGCGAGGAACGCCGCAAGACAATCAGTGAATTTGATCGGCTCAAGACCGGTTACGAAGACCAGATCGCCAAGGTAGGCGACCTGAGCGCAGCCGAAGAATTGCTGAAAATGATCCAGCTTGGGCGCTACAAAGATCTATCCGCGCAGCAGCGGGATGAGCTAGTACGACTGGCGAAGGAACTTGACCAGAAAAAAACCGCGCACGAACAGGAAAGAGAAGCCGCTTCCTTGCGCGAAAAAACAGCCAGGCAGGAAGCGTCAGACGCCGAAGCCCGTGAGCGTAGGCTCGATGCTACGCGTCAGAAATGGATAGACCTGATCGACCCGGTTGAGAAATATCGCCGCGAGCTTTGGGAAATCCGAGACTTGGAAGATCGGGGCTTGCTCAGCCCAGAGCAGGCAGCAAGTGCTGAAAACAAGGTGCGCGAGAAGATTGACGAGCTGGGCAGGCTGAAAGAGACCGGGAAAGACACCTTTTCAGAGCTGGAGTCTGCCATTCGCCGGTTCGGCGAAGAAGCCACCAATACATTTGTTGATTTTGTTTTCGGTGGCAAAGCCAGTTTCAAAGACCTGATCACCAGTGTGCTCAAAGACTTGGCGCGACTGGTGATTCAGATGCAGGTTATGAAACCGTTGTTCGAGTCGATCAAAGGCGGATTTGGCGGGTCTGGGAACATCTTCGGCTCTATCAAAGGCTTTTTCGGCTTTGCGAACGGTGGCGTCATGACTAGCAGCGGTTCCATGCCGCTCAAGGCCTACAGCTCTGGCGGTATCGCCAACAGCCCACAGCTTGCATTGTTCGGTGAAGGCCGGATGCCCGAGGCTTACGTTCCACTGCCTGACGGGCGCTCGATACCGGTCACCATGAATGGCGGCTCTGGTGGCGCGCCAGTCAACGTGAACGTGGTCGTCAACGCCCAGACCGGCCAGACGGACAGCAACGATCAGGGCACATTCGGCAGGCTTGGTGCAGCGATTGGCGCAGCTGTGCGCCAAGAAATTATCAACCAGAAACGCCCAGGGGGTCTGCTCGCAGCAGCATAATCTATGCCGACATTCACTTTCGCAGCCGATAATGGCGCTCAGTTATCGGTCAAGCCCAGGGTGCTTGAATCGAAGTTTGGCGACGGTTACAGCCAGCGCGTAGGCGACGGCATCAATATCCGTAAACGTAAGTGGTCACTCTCATTCAATAGCAGAACTAACGCAGAGATAGCGTCTATTGTGTCGTTTCTGGAGGCTCAAAACGGCATTTCATCATTTGACTGGGTTCCACCCTACGGCGCGACTGGCAAGTGGGTATGCTCGGAATGGCAGCACCAGGTGGTAAGGTTCGGTATCAACAACCTGACCGCGATTTTCGATGAGGTATTTGAATAATGCCCATCCAGCAAGACCTCCAGCAACTCCAGCCGAATAGCATTGTCGAGTTGTTTGTGCTGGACTGCACATCGGTGGGTGGCGATTTGTTGCGATTCCACAACGGCAATAACGCACTTGGCGCGAATGTCGTATGGCAGGGCAATACCTATACAGCTTTCCCGATTGAAGCATCCGGCTTCGAATTTAACGGCAAGGGGCAATTGCCCAGGCCGACACTGCGCGTAGCGAACGTGACCGGCATTCTGGGCGCGCTGGTGCGCACTTATCAGGACTTGATTGGCTGCAAGCTGACGCGCAAGCGCACGCTGCTCAAGTACCTCGATGCGGTCAACTTCACTGGCGCAACGAATCCGACAGCCGATCCAGCAGCCGAACTTCCTGATGATGTCTATTTCATCGACAGAAAATCGACTGAAAACAAAATTCTCATCGAATTCGAGCTGGCATCTGCATTCGATGTGTCTGGCGTGAGGCTTCCGCGCCGGTTCATTGTGCAGAATGTTTGCCAATGGCGGTATCGCGGCGGTGAGTGTGGCTACACTGGCACTGCATATTTCAACGTCAACGATCAATCCGTGCCCAGTCTCTCGCAAGACGTGTGCGGCAAGCGCCTGAGCAGTTGCAAGGCTCGATTCGGGCAGTTTGCCGAATTGCCGTTCGGCTCATTTCCAGCAGCCGGTCTTGTCAGGTAGCCCGCATGGACTGGAAGCAAGAAGCCGAAGATTATGCAAAAAGCGAATATCCTAGAGAGGCTTGCGGCCTGATTGTCATCGTAAAAGGCCGCGAACGGTTTTTTCCTTGCCAGAATATAGCCATCGGCGATGACCATTTCGTGCTCAAGCCTGACGACTACGCAGCAGCCGAAGACGCTGGCGAGATTGTCGCGGTCTGGCATAGCCATTGCGGCATCGGGGCAGAGCCGAGCGAAGCTGACTTGGTGTCGTGCGAGAAAACCGGCTTGGCTTGGTACATCTACGCCACCCCGGCTGATAACTGGTGCCGATTTACGCCTACCGGATACCGCGCCCCGCTAGTAGGCCGCCAATGGCAGCATGGCGTGTTGGATTGCTATTCACTGGTCAAAGACGCCTACGCCGAAATGTTCAGCATATACCTGCCAGATTTTGAGCGAAATGATAACTGGTGGCTGCGGGGTGAGAATTTATACATCGACAACTTCGCCAAAGTCGGCTTCCAGCAGGTAGAATCACCACGTCACGGTGATGCTTTGCTGATGCAGATAGCATCGCCAGTGCCTAACCATGCCGCGATCTGGCTCGATGGCGATATGATTTTGCATCATATACACGGCAGATTATCGAGCAAAGATGTATATGGCGAGTATTACCGGAAAAACACTGCGATGGTATTGCGATATGCTGCGAGAGATTAGACTGTACGGCAAGCTGGGCGAACGCTTCGGACGGGTTCATCACCTGGCCGTGGAAACAGTCGGCGAAGCCCTGCGCGCCCTGATGGCGAATTACAAGGATTTTGAGCGGGAATTCGTTCAGGATTCAGCCGCTTACAAGGTTTGGGTTGGATCGAGCCGGTTGGCTGATGTTGAAGAGATACACAACCCAGCCGGATCAAAGGATATTATCCGCATTGCTCCAGCCATTGCCGGGTCTGGCGGTAGGGGTTTGGGTCAAATATTGATCGGATTTGCCCTGGTGGTTGCTGCCGTATTGATGCCGCCAAGTATTGCTGGCATCAGCCTGTTCGGCACGGCTACAGTGGGGTCGGTCATTGGCGGCATAGGTATATCGCTTGTTCTTGGCGGTATTGCTCAGATGCTAAGCCCTGCGCCCAAAGTCAACGAGCCGGGCGAGCGCCCAGAAAATAAACCGAGCTATGTATTCAACGGGGCAATTAACACCACCGCGCAAGGCCAACCGGTGCCCATTTGCTATGGCCGCTTGATTGTCGGCAGCGCCGTTATCAGCGCAGGCATCACTACACAGGATATACCCGTATGAGCATCATCGGCTCTGGAGGTGGAGGCGGTAAAGGTGGCGGTGGAAGCGGTCGCGTCGCTCAGGAAGCGCCAGATAGCCTGAGAAGCAAAGCATTCGCTAAAGTGCTCGATCTTATCAGTGAAGGCGAGATCGAGGGTCTGGTCGATGGCGCAAAGTCGATCTACCTGGACGATACGCCACTCCAAAACAGAGACGGCAGCTACAACTTCACTGGTGCAACGTGGTCAACACGCAACGGCACGCAGAGCCAAGGGTACATTCCGGGCTTCTCAGCCGTAGAAAATACCACATCGGTGGGTGTGGAGGTGCTCAAGAACACATCGGTGACGCGCCAGTTTACTAATCCGAACATCAATTATGTCCGGGTCACGCTTGGCTTCCCCGGTCTGGTGTCCCAAAACCCCAGCAATGGCGACACATCGGGCACATCGGTGTCGATCAGAATTGATGTGCAGAGCAATGGCGGCGGCTTTGTTAGTCAAACGCTTAGCCAGCAAACCGTTGCAGCATCCGTTTCGGGCAATACGGCAGCAGCAACAGCGTTTAAGCTGCGCGCAAATCTTACCGTCACGGCTGGCGTCGAATATTTTAATGACCCGAACAGTGACTATAATCCTTCCCTAAGGAACGTCTGGCCTACCGTCAGGGCTGAATATCGTTTGAATGGCGGTGCCTGGACGACAATATCAGAGACAGTCGAGGGCGGCGCTTGGGCAAATAGTATATTCAGCAATTCGACTACCGTCACCTACGAAACGCCATCGCTATCTAGCCAGCAAAACATCGAGCTGCGCGCCACCGTCACCAGCGGAGCCAATACCGGATCTGTGCAGATGACTTCGGCGGAAGCGGTCATCTTAGCCAATTTTGACACCATCAGCGGCAAAACCACCAGCCGATACCAGCGCACCTACACCATTCCGGTCAGCGGTACAGGTCCGTGGGATGTACGTGTGGTGCGACTGACCGATGACAGCACCAGCCAGACACTCCAGAATAAGACATTTTGGGATGCGGCCACCGAGGTCATCGACACGAAGCTGCGCTATCCGAACAGCGCACTTATTGGGTTGCAATGCGATGCCAGTCAGTTCAACAGCATTCCTAGGCGCGCCTACGATATTCGCGGCCTGAAAGTCAGGGTGCCAGTCAACTACAACCCGCTCACACGGGCATACACTGGAAGCTGGGACGGCACATTCAAAACAGCCTGGACGGATAATCCGGCATGGTGCCTGTACGATCTACTGACGACTGAGCGCTACGGCTTGGGCGCATTCATCAACACCACCCAGGTTGATAAGTGGGCGCTTTACGCCATTGGCCGGTACTGCGACCAGATGGTGCCCAACGGTTTTGGCAGCCAAGAACCACGGTTCACCTGCAATCTGTACCTGCAAAGCCAGCAGGAAGCGTACCAAGTCATTCAGGACATGGCCTCGATATTCCGGGGTATGGCTTTCTGGTCATCGGGCAGCATCACAGCCGTGCAGGATTCGCCAGCAACGGCGGCCTATCTGTACACAGCCGCCAACGTCATTGATGGCGTATTCACGTATTCAGGCAGCTCAGCGAAGGCGCGGCACACGGTTGCACTGGTGGCGTGGAATGATCCAGCCGATATGTACCGCCAGAAAGTCGAATACGTCGAGGATGCGGAAGGCATCGCCAGGTATGGTGTGATCACTACAAATATCGCTGCAATAGGCTGCACCAGTCGTGGACAAGCACACCGGGCTGGGCGCTGGCTACTTTTCAGCGAACGGCTAGAGACAGAGACCGTCACGTTTAAGACCGGCATCGAGGGCATGATTTGCCGTCCCGGCCAGATCATCAAAGTCGCCGATCCAGCACGCGCAGGGCTCCGGTACGGTGGCCGGATCGTATCAGCCACCACCAGCTCGGTGCAGATCGACTCGCCGATAACGCTGGTGGCCGGGCAGTCGTACACGCTATCGGCACTCAAGGCTGATGGCACCGTCATGGAAACCACCGTGTCGCATTCTGGCGGCACGCTGAGCACGTTGAGCCTATCCCCTGCGCTTTCGGAAGCTCCAGCCGTGAGCAGCGTGTGGATGCTGACCAGCACGGCGGTGAATCCGCAGACATTCCGGGTCATCGCCGTTGTTGAGAATGATCGCAACGAGTTCGAAGTCACCGCGCTGGCGCATGAGCCGAGCAAGTACGGCGCCATTGAGAACGGCTTTGCGCTGGAGCAGCGAAGCATCAGCATTCTGACGGCAACCCCGGCAACACCGGAAAACCTGACCGTCACGGATAGCCTGTACCGGTCGAGCTCCGGGGTGCTGGTGCGCATGTCCGTGTCATGGAGCCCGGTAGTCACTGCCACGTCCTACGCTGTTGTATTGCAGCGCCAAGGCGGCAATTCTGAGCCTGAGATTATTTCTACTACGCCGAGCGTCGATGTAGATGTGACCGAGGGGCTTTACACGGTTCGCGTGGTGGCGATCAATGCAATCGGTAAGCGAAGCACCAATGCAGCTACCGCCACTTATCAGGTAGTAGGCAAAACATCACCACCTGAGAATGTTCAGAATTTCGTGGTGGCAAGGAACGGCACCATTCTGAATTTCACTTGGCGGCCTGTCGGTGATGTGGACTTTGACCACTACGAACTGCGCCAAGGCCTGAGCTGGAATACCGGCATCCCCATCGGTTCGACATCGAGCAACGCTTTCTCATGGTCTGCGCCGCGCGGTGGTACGTTCATGATCAAGGCGGTTGACACATCCGGCAACTTTAGCGCGGTAGAGTCGCTAGTCAGTGTGCCAGACATTAGCGGCATCAACGTTGTCCTGGCTTCGGATGAGACAACAAACGGCTGGAACGGAACGACCAACAACGCCTATGCCACCCCCGGCGGTGTCGTCATTAACGGCACGCAGCCTTGGAGTGCCTACACACAGCCGTGGAACAGCTACACCAGTGCGTGGATGTTCCTCGATCCGGTCAGCTCAGGCACCTATACGACGCAGCCTATTGATATTGGCTTCGTTGCCACCTCGACCGTGCATCTTGAAAATATAGTCCAGACGATCCAGCAGGTAGGCGTGTGGAATGACTTCACCGAGCCGTGGAGCTACTATTCAGCTCCAGAATGGTCTTGGCAGGGCAGGATTAGCGGTATTTCGGCGTCTTTCGATATCAGTACCAGCAACGATAACATCACCTGGAGCGCATGGCAGCAGTTCACACCGGGCGCTTATACGTTCCGGTACGTCCGTATTCGCGCTACTCTGGCAACTGACGACTTGGTGATCATCCCGTACCTGACCAGCCTGATCGTGCGCATTGATGTGCCCGACCGGGTACTGCATTTCGGCAATGTCTCAATTCCTATTGCTGGTGCGACATTGACATTTTCACCGGCCTTCGTCGGTGTCCAGACCGTGCAGGTCACATTACAATCAGCGACTAGCGGTGATCGCTTTACTGTCACTGGAAAAAGCAATTCACAAGTAACAGTCAATGTATTTGACGGCGCTGGTAGCGCCAAAGCCGGAACCGTCGATGTGGACGTGTTCGGTTACGGAGAAAGGTTCTAAGCATGGCCTGGCAATCCTCGACAATCAACCCGGCAACGACAACGCCAGCCGCAGACATTAGCAAGATCACCAATGACTTGCAGCAGTTGCGCGGCGTCATCGGTGGTACACCCGATGTTGCAATCCCGTCAGTCTGGACAACCCCGGCGAACGTACTCGCTCAGACTGCCAACAGTGCCACGACCGCAGGCACCAGCACTGCATACACGCTCGCCCCGGCGCAGGCTATTACATCCTACGCAGCGGGTCAGACGTTTTGGGTAACATTCCATGCCGCCAGCGGTGCGAATCCGACACTCCAGGTCAGTGGCGTGGCTTCACCGCCTACGCTGGTGCGCCAGGCGGCTAGTGGTAGTTACGTCAACATCGGGGCTGGTGATATTCCGGCCAACTATCGCAGCCGGGTGACGTTGCTATCGACATCGCAGGCGTTTGTCGAAGAAATGCCACCGAGAATTGCGTCTGGGCTAAAAAATAAGATCATCAACGGCAAGATGGACATTGCCCAGCGGGGGACGAGTTTTGCGGCGGCGTCTGCATACACGCTTGACAGGTGGGAGCTAACCAACACCTCGTCCGCTGTTGCCACGGTGACTCAGCAAGCGGACGCGCCCAGTAACAATGAATTCCGATACAGTTATCGCTACGCAGTTACCACGGCAGACACAAGTATTGCTGCTGGTGACGCTTTAGCCATTCAGCAACGCATTGAGGGATTTAATGCCAGAGACCTAATTGGCAAAACATTTACGGTTTCATTCTGGGTTCGTAGCAGCAAGACAGGTACGCATTGCGTAGCATTTCGAAACAGCGGCACTAACCGCAGTTACGTTGTCGAGTACACCATAAGCGCGACAAATACGTGGGAACAAAAATCTATCTCCCTTCCGAGCGGACTTATCACCGCAGGTACCTGGGACTGGACTAACGGAACTGGTCTGATTGCGTCGTGGGCACTCGCCGCAGGCACCACCTTCCAAACCACCGCAGGCGCATGGCAGACCGGCAATTTCCTCGCCACTTCCAACCAAGTCAACTGCCTCGACACCGTCGGCAACATTTTCGCCATCACCGGTGTGCAGTTAGAAGTCGGCTCATTCGCAACGGAATTCGACCACCGCCCATTTAGCGCCGAGCTGGCGATGTGTCAGCGGTATTATGAACAGAGTTATGAACCCGGTGCGGTTGGTACTGCAACAAGTGTCGGTGCCCTTCAAAATTACAACGCATCAGGAGCCACCAATACAGCGGCACTGCAAGTTATATTCAAAGTGCAAAAAAGAGCAACGCCAACAGTAACTTCTTATAGCACGCAGTCAGGCGCATCTGGTCAAATTCGAGATGGATCAGGCGCGGATAGAACTGCTACTGTTCAATACGTTTCAACGTCTGGCGCTCATATAACAAATAGCGCTGCTGGAAATGCTGCAAACTATTCCGCGCAATGGGTCGCTGCCATTGAACTCTAAGGGCAAGTTATGTACAAACTAACTAACACACCAAGCGTCATCAGATTAACAGACGGAGCCTGCATTCCGGCAGACCCGGCAAACTCCGACTTCATTCAGTACCAGCAATGGCTTGCCGAAGGAAATACGCCGGAACCGGCTGATGCTCCACCCGTTCCTGTCATTACCAGCGTCACAATGCGACAGGCACGTCTGGCGCTACTTCAACAAGGATTACTAACGCAGATCAATAACGCAGTCGCTTCAATGCCGGGCGCTCAGGGCGAAGCAGTGCGTATTGAATGGGAATTTTCTAGCACTGTTGAGCGAAACAGACCGCTTGTGCAGGCTTTAGCCGCGTCACTTGGGCTGACCCCTCAACAACTCGATGACTTATTCACACTTGCAGCGACACTATGAAACTCGCTTTCATCTACGGCAAGCAACCGAGTAGCACCCTGACCAAGATATTCACTGGGTCAACGTGCTACCACGTTGGCTTTACGAATGAGGTGCATTTCTGGGATATGAACCTGATTCGTCGCCGTAGATTGTGGTCAACCTATGCACACAAGCAGACGGTGCTGATCGACACGCCAGTGCCAATTACTGCCGATTATCTGGATTGGAAGTTGGACACAGACGATTCCAGGTACGGCGTGCTCGACTATATTCTGTTTGGAATGCGCCCACTGTTTCATATTATGGGCAAGAGCACCATCAATGCTGGTGGCGTCATCTGTTCTGAAATGGTTGCCAATGACCTGAATGCACACGGCTGGGGGGTGCATTTTCATCAGGTGCCTAGCCCTGCCGATCTGGAGTTAACGATTGGCGGAAGAAAGGAACTCATTCGAGGGTATTTATGAAAGAAAGCGCCGTTTTCGTTGGTTTATTGCTCGCCGTGGTTCTTGGCTATATTGCCTACCGCCTGCCGCCTTCGAAGTGGCGCGAATACTTTTCAACCAGTGAGGGCAGAGGTATTCTCAAAGGCATCATACTTGCCCCGATAGTCATTCTGCTCATTGCCTTGGTTCTCAGCATTTTCAATCAGGCACACGCGCAAGGCCGCTGGTTCAAAGACGCTGGCGTTTTCGTTGGCCTTGACCAGACATTCAAACAATCCCCGCAGTGCTCGGCCAATACGATTGACGACAGAGGCACCAGCAACATGGGCTTCTGGGTCAATGCCTGGCAGTATCAGAATGTCCAAGTCAATTTCAAATACACGCACCACAGTTGCGTGCTTGGCAGAGATCGCAATGCTTACGATGCTGCTGGCATCGAGCTGCGCTGGACACTTTGGAAGCGATGAATATGGCCGAACCTACATCCACGACCAGCATCAGCATATCGGCGCTGGCCGTTGCACTTATGGGGCCTTTCGCGGGACCGTATGCGCTGATCGTATTTTCTGCGCTGGCTGGTTCGCTGTGGCCGTTGTCGGCTACAATCAAGACTGAAAGTAGGGCTGCTGGCGCGTGGCTGTTGCTGCGCTGTGTGCTGATGGCTGTTGTCCTAGTCGGCTCAGCGGCTGCGGTGATCGAACGGTTTTATAATATCCCGGCGGTTGAATTGCTTGCGCCACTGGCGTTTGTTGTTGGCGCGCTAGGCAACGGCTGGCGCTCGGTAATGAGTGCAATCTTGGATGCTATCAAGATCACAATCAGACGAATCGGTGGGGGCACATGATTATTTCGCTCGTAATTCATGAGATGCTATGCGCGGCTTTGTTTTATACCGTGTTTTGTCGAGCGGTTCACACGAACGAAGAAACCACGAAGCTATCCGTGCGCCTGGCTATCTGCGCTCTGGGCGCAGTTGCCTGCCTAGGTATGGCTGCACCGATTGTCTGGTACTGGACGCCGAACTGGTACACCACAGCTTTGCTGGCCACAGTCGTCATCAGCCAGTCGATATTTTCGGTTCAATGGCGGAACGGTGTCCCGAATGATTTTTGCAGGACTACCGAGCAGTCCTGAGCGCAAGCTCTAGCGATTCTTGCAGCCTGCGCTCAAACACTGCCTGACTGACGCGCAGGCCGTCGTCTCTCAGCTTCAATCTGGGCTCAATATCTGCGCGCGGTACTAGCAGGTACATCAGGCGCAATTCGGTCTTGTTCCTGCCTTTTCTGCTTCGCTTGAGTGCAAGCCATTTCCTGCCCATGAATTCGATAACCTCAGCTTTGTTGCCCAAAGATTTCGGGCGGTCGGCTTTGCGTATCATGTCCTTTGGCGTTCGCCTGACCAGGCTGGTGGGCACGGCCAGATAATTGCCTAGCGGACTTTTCGCGCCACCAACCTCTTGCAGCCCCATGAAAGCATCACGGCTGAAAACCATCGCCTCCAGATTCTGCTTAGTAGCGCGCTGTATCTGAATCCCTTGGCGCACCCAGTTATTCCTGAGCGTAAATCGCTGCGCCAGATTGTTGCGCACCTCGTCCTGGACATCGCGCGCGGTGACAGTCAGCGCCCGAGCGATGGCAAACGGTAATTGCTTGGCATCGGTAATTCTTTGCAGCTTTGCCACGGCCTGCTTGATGTTGCTCTGAATGTTCATTCGTTTACTCTACCCTAAATTGGATTTTGAGAATAGAATACAGGAATGAAATGGCTCACGATACTCACGAAATGCGGCGTCAAGTCAGACGTAGCCCAGCAATGGGCACCTGTATTCAATTCGCATCTAGCCCTGCATCCTAGGGCAATCCCTTACTTCCTCGGCCAAGTGTTGCACGAGAGTGCCAATCTCACACGGCTGGTGGAATCTCTTAATTATCGAGATCCGCAGCGGCTGCGCGCCGTCTGGCAGAGCAGGTTCCCTACGGTTGCGTCGGCTTTGCCTTATGTTGGCAACGCAGAAAAGCTGGCCAACCTGGTCTACGCCAAACGAATGGGAAACACCGAACCCGGTGACGGCTGGCGCTATCGTGGGCGCGGCCTGATTCAAGTGACTGGCCGGGCGAATTACGATGCAGTGGGTAAGGCCATCGGCCTTGATCTGGTGGCCGATCCAGACCAGTTGCTGAAACCAGACATTGCCCTGCGCGCCAGTCTGGCTTGGTGGTCAATCAACGTGCCTGCCCATTACATCGGGGATGTTGAGAAAATTACCCGGGTCGTCAATGGCGGCACCAATGGCCTCGATGAGCGCAAATTCGTCACCGCGCAAGCGATTGGCGCGTGCGCATGATTGTCGGCTTCATAAATCTGATACCGCGCTGGGCGCTGCTGGCCGCGCTGGTGGCCGCACTCGCTGGCGCGGCCTGGCAGACAGTCAAACTTGCATCGGCGCGGTCTGACCTGCTCACCGCCGAACGCCAGATTGCCGATATGCGCACAGCCATTGCCGTCGCCAATACCGAAGCGGCCAACAAGACAGCCGCCCTTCAATCCTTCGTCACGAAAGCCCAAAATGAAGCCAAGAAACGCGAGAACGATCTGCGCGCCGCTGCTGCTGGCGCTCAGTCTGAGTCTGACAGCCTGCGCAACGACCTCAATACCCTACGTCAGCAACTCGCCACAGCTTCCAGCGATGCCCGAGCTGAGCGAGCCTCTGCCATCGCAGCCGTACTCGCGCAGTGCTCAACCCGCTATCAAGTGCTGGCGGAACGTTGTGACCGGCACGTCAACGACTTGCGAACCATGACCGAAGCATGGCCGAAATAGTGTAGAATCTTATTTGAATGTCTCCTTGGCGGTTGCAGTACGCAATCACCCCTTTTGCCCCGGCCTAATCAGCCGGGGTCTTTTTTTTCCAGTCGGCGTATTTGTCGCCACGTCTGCCTTGTGATACCTAAAGCGTCGGCCATCTTGTTGTCAGACAATCCGAGCCTTCGCTGTAGGTCTAACAGCTCCGGTGCAGTCACTTATACCTCCCTGTTTATGAGCTGCCCGGGCAGACTGGTGCGCTTACAAACAGTTTTCAAGACGTAAAGGTTTTAACCGTCTGAAAACTGCCAGTAAGATTTTCAACGTATTAAAACGGTATGTCGTCATCGATGGCTTGGGGCTTGGCCACCGGGGCGACTGGTGCAGCCGCCTGCTGCTGGTCTTGCGGCTTGAACATCGACACCAGGATAGATTCCCCACCCTTCCCGCTCAGGTCTGGAACGCCCGCCGGATTGAACCAGCGCGCCAGCATTATGAATTTGTTGCCGTCATCAGACTGCATCACTGCGCCGACATTCTGCCACCGGCCTTTGGTCTGGCCTGATGCGCGGTCTTGATATTCGCCGGTTTTGACGGCGAGGTCATAAAGTTTCTTGGAAGCCATGATTACCTTTCAAAGTGTTGTTAAAAAACGTCATCGGTGTTGTCTTGCGCCGGCGGTGTTGCTGCTGCGGCTGCGTTGAGTGCAGACAGTGCCGGGTCTTGCTGCTGCTGCTGTGCGCCTTGCTTGAGCTTGTCGAAGCTGGCCGCACTGGCCTTGGCGGATTCGATAAACGCTTTGCCGAGCGCTTTCTGAATCGCCTTCGGCGTCGCTTCCCAGGCTGAGCGTAGGGCATCGACGCCACCTTCTGCGGCATTGAGAAGCATCCCTCTGGCGTGCTCGACCTTCGGATTGATCGCCTTGCCGCCATCTACCCAGCGCCGAAGCGATACGCCATCCTCTGAAGTCACATAATCCGCACCACGACCGAGCACGTCATGCAGTTCGGCTGGGCATTTCAGCACGTCCTGCCTGCGCCCTTGATCGTGCATCATTAGCGAGACCGTGGCCTCGAATGAGAAGTTTTTCTCTTGAATCGGCTGGATACCCAGGGGGCGCGGATTCTTCGGATCGGAAAAATCCACCTTCTCACGGGCACGGGTGCAGGCGATCACGTGCGCAGGCGATTGCAGCATGTGCGTCATGAATCGCTTATGCTCGCGCTTGGCGGTTTTCCAATCTGCGATGCGGCCACTGGTATTGGTGGCGATCCACTCGCAGCCACCTTCCGATTCCCATTCATGCGTCACCGAGTCGATGACGATCACCTCGGCGCCAGCCTTGCAGGCCGCATCAATCGCGGCGATGTAGCGCTCAGGGCTGAATGGTGCGTAGAAGTCGATCACACGGAACGGCTGGGGAAGTGCATTTGCGTAAAGGCTTCCCCGGCGGTTTTCAGTGTCAATGAGCACGATCTTGCTGGCGTCATTGTTGGCCAAGCCATACGCGAGCTGGAGGGCTGTATAGGTCTTGCCAGAACCGGACACGCCAGAGAGTTGAATCAGTAATCGAGCGCCTTGGCGCTCTGCGGTCTTAATCTCAAACATAATCACCCCTTAATTATCAATTGCTTCGGAAACCTGCTTTTCTGCCCAAGTCGGCAGTGTCAGCGGTTTGACTTCGGACGGATACCCAGGCCAAGTGTTGCTCGCTACGCAATTCTTGTAAATCGCAAGCAAACTCTTGTAGGTCTTGCGACCGTATGCGAGTAAGTCTTCACTAGCGCTGTAATACGCGCTCGCAAACGGTGCATCTTTTTCCTGCGCCAGCCAGATAAACGTGGGCGGCTGGCTTGTGCCGTGCACTTTTTGGAAGCCGTCGCAGTACCAGGCCGATTGCAGGTGCGCGTCATAGTTCCAGACGAACTTGGCAAAACCTTCCGGGCTGGCATCGAGGCAGGTCTTGCCGTCAGCGATTAGCCCATGCGGAAACATCTCGCATGGTGCGACCATAAAGTCCGGGCGCATCTTGCAGTTTGCGCCAGTGTCTGAATCCACCCAGAACATCGAGGCTTCGCAGACTGCGCTTACGCCATCGCCGAATAGCACCCGGCTGATCGGGTTGCTGCGCGATGCTTCGCGCATACGCCTGAGCTGTTCCCAGGTGGACGCGCTGAGCGGTTCCAGTCCGCTCGCTTCCAATTCTGCCCAGAGGGCTTTTCCTTCCTTGGTGCGCCGATCAAGGCCTTCCGGCACCTGAACATATCGCTCGGTGAATTGGTCAGGTTCAAATATGGCGCAATGCCAGGCCGTGCCCTGCTTCTTGGCTGGCGTGGGTTGCTCGCGCTCACGGTCTGGGTCGAGATACCGAGACCAGTAGTGCAGGGGTGAACGTTGTAGCAGCTTGAGGCCGCTAGAGCCGATTGCCGGATGATCGTGGTATTCAGCATTAGGTAGATCTTTAATCATAGAGCTCCTTGTTGGTTGATGCGCTTCAGTACAGCGCTTTGACAATATAGCATATATTCTTACATTGTGGTACATTGTGGCACATTGTATTATCTTGTCTATTGGGAAAGGATTTACATGACTAACCGAAGCATCACTTTGCGAATGCCTGCCGATCTTGTCAAAAAGATTGACGCCATTGCCGCTGAGCAGTCGAAGCGGTTGAGCCTGCGCGTGGATCGCAGCCAAGTCATTCGGCAATTCATTATCAAAGCACTGGAAGGAAAATAATGAGACGAGTCTATATCGCTGGACCTATGTCCGGTCTGCCAGCGTATAACTGGCCGCTATTCAACGACACCGCCGCCCGACTTCGGGCGCAGGGCTATAACGTCACCAACCCGACCGAAAACGGGCTTCGCGCAGATGCGCCTTGGGAGCATCACATGCGCCGTGACATCGCGATGCTGTTGACGTGTGACGCAATACTGATGCTGCCTGGCTGGTCAAAGTCTCGCGGTGCGATGCTGGAGTGGAAGATCGCCGTCGAGCTGGGCTTTGACGTGATCTATGAAGCCTCTGAATAAATGATCGAACTACGACCATATCAATCGACCGCCGTCGATGAGCTTCGGGCTGCCTATGCTTCCGGGCGCAGAACGCCATTGCTGGTGTTGCCAACTGGTGGCGGAAAAACAACGATATTCGGCTACGTCACCCATGGCGCTGCTGCCAAGGGCAGGTGCGTTTACCTGGTGGCGCATCGCGCCGAGCTGGTGAAGCAGATCGCCGCTACGCTGGCCAGATTCGGTACTCAGCACCAGATCGTCGCGCCCGGTTCAGTAGTCAGGCAGGCGCAGGTTGCCCAGTTCAAGGCGCACGGGAAAACCTACACGCACCGGAATGCGAGGGTTTATGTCGCCAGCGTCCAGACCTTAGTCAAACGCCTAGACGACCTGCCGCCGCCTGACCTGATCGTAGTCGATGAAGCCCACCACCTGACGATGGACAGCACGTGGGGTCGCGTGGTGAGCGCCTACCCGGCGGCCAAGCTGCTACCTGTCACAGCCACCCCATGCCGCCTGGACGGCAAAGGCTTGGGGCTGGGAGCCGGAGGCTTCGCCGATGAGATCGTGACGGGTCCATCGATGCGCGAGCTAATCGACAGCGGCTTCCTGTCGCCGTACCGGATATTTGCGCCGCCGAATGCGCTTGACCTGTCTGGGGTGCGCACCAGGGCAGGCGATTACGCCAAGGATCAACTGGCCGTCGCTGTCGATAAGCCGACCATCACGGGTGACGCCGTGGCGCATTACAAACGCTTGGCGACCGGCAAGCGAGCTGTCGCTTTCTGCGTATCGGTCAGCCACGCCGAGCACGTTGCAGCCGAGTTTCGCCAAGCTGGAATAGCGTCTGAATTTCTCGATGGGAAGATGGACGCAGCCGAGCGCGAGAAAACCATCGCCAGGTTTGAATCCGGCGAAACGCTGGTGTTGTCGTCATGCGACATAGTGAGCGAAGGCTTCGATCTGCCAGCGATTGAAGTCGCTATCTTACTGCGCCCTACCGAGAGCCTGAGCCTGTATCTACAGCAAGTCGGCAGAGCGCTTCGCACATTCCCCGGCAAAGAATGCGCGATCATTCTCGACCACGTTGGCGCAGTGGTACGGCATGGTCTTCCGGACGAAGACCGCGACTGGTCACTCGATGGTGTGCAGCGCCGCCGCCGCGCGGCCAACGACAATGATGAGCCTGGCGTCGACCGCGTGGCCACCTGCCCGAAGTGTTTCACGGTGCACCTACCCGCGCCACGGTGCCCGACTTGCGATCACGTGTATCCAGTCAAAGAGCGCGTGGTTGAGAGCACCGAAGGCAACCTGATCGAGATCACTGGCGATCAGCTAGAAGCACTGCGCCGCCAGAAACGCGCCGAGCAGGGTGGCGCAAAGACGCTCGATGACCTGATCGCCGTAGGCCGCTCGCGCGGGATGAAACAGCCCGAAGCCTGGGCGCGCCACGTGTTGCGTGCGCGGATGGCGAAGTATGGGGCGCGGGCATGACCTGCCTCGGCTGCCAGCGGTGCGAGACCGACCCCATGGTGACCCTGATCAACGGCAGGAAGGTGTGCAGCTATTGCCCAGACTGGCGGCTTGAGTGCGAAGCTAGGCAGGTTGCCGCCATGCCTACACTGGAGCAAAGAAGAGCCTACATGGTGGAGGTGCAGAAAAGGCGCGGCCAGGCCGCTTATTTAGAGCTTGCGCGAGTGGTTTCCGTTGTTTGGAAGAATAACTAGGGTAAACCCCTATAAAATACTATTTACAACGTAAATAAATAGGCGTATAGTTATCTACATGGATAGCAATAAAGCTAATCCTACACCAAGGAGAATGAAAATGATGACAAGAGCCGAAGCAGTAAAAGCATTATCCGAAGCAATCAAGTCTTACAGCGGCGAAACTGGACCGGGCAAGTGGTCTGTAGAAGAAAGCGCCAATAGCAATAGAGCGGCTGTCGGCTTGGTGTACACGGTCGAATTACAAAACCTTGCCTTTCCAAGCCCTCACGCTGACATAAAAGATTCGAGCTACATTTTGGAAAAATTCGGCGGCAATCAGATACTAAAAAACGCTGGACTTGATTATTTTGATGGCATGTCAGATTGCTATGTCGATGAATTTGGGGATCGCATGTATTGCCAGATGTCACTTATTGAAGTGGCAGACGAAGCGGAATGATTAGCGGTAAATAGAAAACAGGGGCGCAAGCCCCTACAGGAGAATAAAATGAATACATACTACGAAACGACTAAACATAGTTTTGGTTTTGTTGCCGTTCGGGAAAATGGCGCGAATTACACTCCACCCGGTAAGCGTATCAAGGCCACGCCAAAGCTGCGTGAGCTGGCCAAAATTGGAGCGATACCAACGTTGAGCCCTATAGCCTCTGGTCTTGGCTATTTATAAATTCAAGAATTGAGACAAGTATGAGTGAATTATTACTCGTCAATAGTGCCCATCAAACAGCACAATTGATCATTCTAGAAGACAAGCCCGTCGATATTACATTCGATGATTTTGTTAATGCTGCTGGATGGGGTGACTATGATTTACATGATGGGCAAGCCCGTTAAGACAGCCAAACCGGCCGCGCCAGTAGTCGTGCCAGTAGTTTCCAAGGCGGCACCGAAAGCCAGGATTCAGCCAGTCCAGTGCGAGCTGAGCCAAACAGAGCGCAAGCTGGCCAAAATTTACGGACGCTTGCCATTCAGTTTTGCAAATAATTGGGATGCTCGCCTAGAGCCGCCCGCTTGAAAGGAATGAAATGAACATGAAAGAATTGATGTGGTGGACGATTGCAGCAAGCCAGTTCGGCCTGCTGATGTATATGACATTCGTGATGTCGCCCGAGCAGGCGCAAGCGATATTTCAGTGCGTGAGGTACTTATGAGCATCAAACAAGACTTGCGCGACTTTATAGAATGCTATTTTCCAGCGTCAAAATTCAAGCGCGCATGGCAAAACGCCATTGCTTTTTTTGCGCCCGAAGACGCCAAGGTCGAACTGGAAGCGCTAGACTACACCATTGCTGACCTGGAACGCCAGCGCAGGATCATCGGCCTACAGTTGAGTTTTCTGCGCCTCGAGCGCGCACGCAAGATGCAGGAAATAAAATGAAGCACGCGATCCTGATAGCCGTGCTCATCATGTTTTGCTTCGTTGTTGTATTTATCACGAAAAAGATGAGCGAAGACGGTGGAAGTATATTCAGTCTGCTGGGCGCTAAGGCGCATTGTGGCGCGCATTGTTTGGTGAGGTGAGAGATGATACCGCTTACTTACGGCGAATGCAGTAACGGTGAAATGTATATACAGGAAGTAGATAACCCCGACATTCAGGTGGCCTATGTACTTAATTACGGCGATTTTAATAAAACCTTGGCGCTTGCTCAATTATTTGCCGCCGCGCCTGATTTGCTTGGAGCGCTAGAAGAATTGTTAGCCATGTGCCAACGTCAAGAAAACTTTAACGACGACGGCGACGGTTGCATGTTTGAGCGCGCCAGTGCCGCTATTGCAAAAGCAAGGGGGTGAGAAATGATATTTACAGTTAGACACCTCATCGAAATCGCAGACAAAGCTCAAAAAGCAATTGCGCAAGGTGAACTAAGGCCGACAGACGAGGTGTATTTATCTCTCGAAGTGACCGATGACAATGACGAAAGCACCTTTGAACATAGGGTGCATGGTG